GGATGTTAGCTTCATCCTTCCAGCCGTCATGGTCGAACACGAAAGTTCCAGGCGGGAAGGAGCTGTTCATCGCCTCTTCCAATTGCTGCGAGGACGCTGGCCTGTCGATTACTTCCACGGTGGCATAGATGTACTTAGTCAGGCCATCCAGTGTAGCGGATACGACAAGATTGCGAGTCCCCGGCAGGAATTCGGTGGCCATGTAGTCCTTGGTGTAATTGTATGAATTCTCCGCAGGAACCCAGGTCATGGCCTCAGTGGACTCACTGCCGAACTCGGTTAGGATTTGTAGGGTCGGCTCGCTGTCGGCCTGTTCGTACACCTGGCCGTTAGCACGCTCCAGGAACAGCGTAGCACTGAACCGGGTCACCGCGTAAACGCTGGTGCCATCTTCATGCTCGTTTGCTGTCGCGCCTACCAGGACCAGGGCCGTTGCCGTTCTGCTAGAGTACTCCAGCACTTCCCTGTTTACGCCATCGTCCAGGGCCACGAACCCGCTCTCTGCAAAGTAAACAGAGGTGCCATCCTGTATAGGCAATTCCGTGGAGCCGACTGCAAGTGGCTCATCACCGTTGTCCAGCCTGGTGTAGCCATTGTTCAGAGCCAGCACTTTCGCTGTGTCCAGGCGCAGGCCGAATGAATCGCGTATGGTTTCCAGCAACGCCTGATTCTCATCCACTTCCAGCACGATATTCGTTTCCATATCCGTAAGCTGTTGCGGGATGGTCGGTGTCGCTTCTCCAGCGTCCAGCTTGTTGTAGATGGCCAGGGTGTCCGCTTTTATCTCGGCCAGCTCATCATCATAGTCTGTGACCTCCGACGTAACGCTGACCACACGCGGCGCCAGCGTACCAGCTACTTGCGCATCCAGCACGACCTGGACTGAACCCAGCGTGTCAGCGTATCCCACGTTTACGTCTAGATAGTACTGCCCCAGGCCGGAGTGAACCATCATGCTTGTGAAGTATACCACAGCCCCGGAGATGTAAGTACCTGTCAGGGTCGGGTCCGCTGCGAAATTTTCCATGTTGCCCACGCTGTCATAGTTCAGCACGACGAATCGGTATGGCTTGGTTCCAACGTCTGGCCTGACCAAAAGCTTGGGTCCAGTCAGAACCGTGGATACGTTGTTCTGGATCAGGATGATGGCATCGTAGTTGGCTTGAATGGCGGAGTCCACGGTGTCGAATCGGGCCAGCAAGTCTTCCAGAACGCTAACGGTCGGTGTGCCCAATTGAGTCGAAAGAGCCAGCTCTGCCGCATCGATTTCTGAGATTATGCTGGCTTCCGCTGTGTCCAGATCGTCCTGGGTTGCGCCATCGTAGTCCAGCAAAGCTTGGTCCACTTCGGCTTTCACACCCAGCGTTTCCTGAGCACTCAGCCCAACCAGGTCGTTCTTCTCCTCGATGGAGCTTTTCATGTTCCCGGCCAGCGTGAGAGCAGCGGGAAGGCGGCTTTGGATGTCATCGGTGTCGGCCTGGACCGTACCCAGCACCGTAGCGATGTCCTTGATCAGCTTGGCCGCGGAGTCCAGAATTGTATGCCCCGCCATCAGCTCATCCCATACCGCGTCTGCGATTTCCTCTTTGGTAGCCCCGGTTCCTGACCAGGCGGCGTCTCCTCTGTCACGGATAGCTTCCAGGCTGTCTGTGGCCTGCGAGAAGGTCTGGCCATTGTCTTTGTTCATCAGCTTGTCCGCGAAGGATAGAAGTGTTGGGGTTCCGAGTGCTCCATCGAATAGCCTGATCGTGTCCGCGAGAACGCCGTCCAGCAGTAAGTCCAGCCTGCCGCCATCGGTCCAGTCCGATTGAAGCTCGTCCGTGTCCGCCAGTATAGCTGCTATGGCGAGTTCAATTGCCCCACCGGTGTCCAGTAGGTCGAAAGTGTCATCGACTTTGGAAAGAGTGTCGTCCAGGATTTGGTCCAGTCGCCCACCATTTGTCCAGTCCGTCTGGAGTTCATCGGTGTCGGCAAGAATGTCTGTCACATCCGACAAAAGACCGGTCATATCCACATCCATCGATTCCACAGTGTCGGCATATCCGCCCACCTCTATTGAATACTGTTCCACATAATCATAGTCTTCATAGATTGGTGTGCTGAATACCTGAATGCCATAAGTCCCCGCGACTCCTATTGTGTCATTTGTCATCCACACATTCCCAACGACCTGCTCCAGAATCACTTCGATGACGGTGCCATCATATTTTATGAGCCTTGCCGAAGCGCCATTGAGTGTGGTCTGGTTGTAGCTGGTTGTGGAAGCGAGTATGATGTTCCAGAACCAATTGTAAGACGCGGAAGCTACCTGGATGGTGTAAATATCACCGTCGTCCCCATTCAAAATCACACTGCCGGTGAAAGTGATTACACCCGGGGTTTGAGAAAGAGCGACACCACTTTCAAGAGTGCCGACCACAGCGGACTTGGTAATATTATAAACCCGTGCTGTTAGCGTGTCGCCACCGGCTTCACTGCTGTAACCGTACAATTTCAATTGTTCCACCTTGACACCAGGTGCCGCCTGGAATTGATCGGAAGTTCTTGCGTAATAACTCCCGGCCGTAATTGCCCCGCCACTATTGTTTTGTGTGGTCTGATCGATAACTTTCAATGTCTGGCCATAAGCAACAAGTGGAATTGCGTCCCCCGTGGTTATTCGAACCATTTGTTCATTCCCCCGCCAGTCTATCTATATATTTTTCTACCAGGGCGTTGACTATCTCAACACCTTTCTCGGTATAAATATCAGCCTGTGCTTCCAGGGTTGCCGCGATAACTTCATCTTTTATTTGCTTGCGGATTTCTTCGCTCACCGCTTTCAGCAAACAGTCGGCCTGCGCGTCCACCTGTTCCGCTATGTAGCGCTTCAGATGTGCCTTGTACGTGCTGAAGAATTTCCTGAGCCATGCGATCACCGCTGTCTTGAATCTTTCAAACCATGTGCATTCCGTCATTCGAATCACCAAACGGAATAAGGCGATTGCACTATTTAAAAGTTTCTTTAGGTGTTCAGCCGGGCTGTGTCGATTGAGATGATGTGCAGGTTGCCGCAGATGAACCGGGAACCGAGGCCGTTGGACCCGATGCACTGCGTGGGCTGGCCGCAAACCGGGCAGTCGCGGTGCTGTTCCATATCGCCTAGGCTCTGGCCGAGTTCCGCCATCAGTACGCGCTTCCGGGCCTCTCGCGGGTCTTCTGTCTCGTCATCTTCTTCTGTGCCGTCATCCGCCTCGTCTGAGAAGGGGGGGCGATTAACGAGGCTGTAGGGGGCTTCTAGCGCATCCGAAGGGGCGGTAAAGGCTGGGCCGAGCGCATCTATCTCTACTGATGGCTGGACCGCGAACGGCTCCCTTAACTGTGTCCTGGGGCTAGCGGGTTCCTTGAGAAATTGTGTCATGCTAGGCAATAGGTCGGAACACTATTTAAAGGTTGCGAGTTACCGATAGGTTGGAATCGACGGAATCAAAAATTGACATGCTCCACTATCCACTGTATGACAGTAATCGTCAGTGCCCCCAGGCCACCACCAGCCAGAATTTCAGGCTTCTTCCGCCAGATCTTCTCGGGCAGCGTCTCATTGTAGTATGGATTGTAATGCTGAATCATGTCCTTCTTGTGCAATTCCACGGATTCCTGGACCTTAATGACCATTATTTCCACAAGCGCAATCTTAGCCTTCACCTGTTCCACGGTGAGGCGGGTTTCCAAGTTCCCATTGCAAATGCTTTCCAGTTTCCTGTCTATGCGCTCGATGGTCGGCATGACGAATTCCCTTATCAGAAATTTCGAATCGTCGCCGCTGCTCATTCCTCCGGTCACTTCAGTCATTATTTGTCCACGCTCCCGCTATCTTCATGCTCACTATGAACACTGTGATGCCAACGAATATCCCCAGGAGGTTTGCTGCCATGTCCCCCCAGCTCGCGACGCCTCCGGTGTAGTAGTCGAACACTTCCTTGCTGATGCCGATTGCCAGGGCGAGAGAGACTGCTATCCAGGCGTTCATGCTCATGGCTGCGGCCAGGAATGTACCCCACATCATCAGCAGGAAGTGGGCTTTCTTGTCTTCCTCTATCTTCATCTGACCACCCCGTTGATGCTGTATATTTGCGGCCCCGGTATTCCATTGACGGATGTAGGTACGCTGACGCCATTGATGGTGTGCGCCCAGCCTACAGCGCACGCAGAGTTCCCAATTGTCAGGGTGTTCATTTTTTCACTGCCTTTGTTTTTACTATTTGCATCGTGCCTGTCAAGCGCCATAGCTCGGTTGTTGTGTTGTATTCGGCGCTTTGTATGATTATGTTGCTTATTTCATGCATGGGGCGTTTCTGTGCTTTGCATTTTTCTTTTGCTTCTTTTTCTGTTTCGGCTATTGTAAAGTATTCAAAATCCATTAATATCCCTTCCTGCATTGTATTGTAATGTAGTCCATGATTACATAAGGAGTCGCTCCGATTACATCTTCCAACATTATTAAACAAGTTAAGTATTCTGTTGTGGGGATGTGTGATGCGTTGGAGATTGTAGCTTTTAGGGTTCCGTTATGATATAATTTGAGTACGCCACCAAATATGTCTATAGTTATTTCAGACATACTTGTTAGGTCCATCACGATTGAGTCGATTGTTGTGTTTCCGCCAGGGCCCGTCGATGTAATCGCCCAAGTGCCCCCGCTTTCGTTATACAGAATTATATCTTCTGAGCCGATGTCGGGGTAAAGATATATCAAGAATTCGGCAGCGCCCGCATCGTTTGTGGACACTTCCAGGCGAGTTGTTAGTAATAGTCTGTCGAAAGTAGACATTGTGAAGGTCTTTCTGCTCGCTATGCCCCCTACATCGTTTGCTGAAACTTCCATAGCTATTGATGTCCCGTCGTTTTTGGAGAAGGTTGGTGGGTTGACACGGGACAAACAATTCAAGAGAAGTATGTTGTCGTTGTATAGTATGTTGTCGACGGAGTCTCGTATGTCTCCTCCGAATGCGGTTATGCCCAAATTGTGTGTGAAGTGTTCCAACATGTCTTGCGATTCGAATAGAGGCGATTGTGTTGGGAACGGAATGCTTCGTAGATACCATGTTGCGCCTATTTGATATTTCCATAGTAACCAAGTATAATCACCATCTCTGTTTGTTGCTATTCCTACTGTGTAACCAGGTAGGTCGGCTACTTCTGCGAGAGAGGGTTGGTCTGGACAACGCGCAGCTGTTGTGTACACTTTGGGGTATGTGTTCCCCAAACTGTCGATTGAGTACACCGACGATGAGGATTCATTTTGTATGTCTAAGCGATTCGCACTCACGGTGTCACCTAATTTAATGATTAAGTCTGAGAGGGGTGAAGCGCTTATTGATGATATTTCGCTGATGTCATGGTTGTTCATTTTGAGTGTTCCTGTGCTGTCCACTTCAAAAAGCCAGGTTGTTGCGCCGGGTTGCCCGTCAGCAATATTTCTTCCGCTTGTTGAGTATCCAATTTTCCATTTCTTGTTTGTTTTGTCGTGTTTCAGGATGAAACCAGCGCCCCACTGTCCGGTCGCATCTTCTCCGCCCCAGGCTTCCACATAGTCTTTTGTGGTTGGGTTTGCCCCCTTGACTGAGATGAGGTCGTACCCTGCTGCGGGGTCTTGCAGGTTCACCAAGGCGTTGTATTCTTCACCCACTGAGCCGAGTTGTGTGCTGCCGATTACGTCCAGGCGCTTGTTGCTCACGAGGCCGTCCACAAAGGTCTTGGCGCCCGCGAAGCTCTGCGCCACAGTGGAGACAAGGCCGCGGAGGGCGTTTGACGCGAGCTGTCCCCAGGCTACTGCGTCCGTGTCCACGGTCGCGTTGCCGATGTTGGTGGCCTTATTCGTACCGAAGTTCACAACGGTGTCGATGGTGTGCCCGGCCTCAGACCATTTTCTCCTAGCGAGATCATTGTGATCTATCAGAACACCCCAAGTGTTCCAATTAGTCAATGTACCATCGTTGAACTTGATCAGTGGCCTATTCCAGGTAGAACCGCCAACGTTTTTGACAAAATATGCCACTCCCTCTTCTACTGTGTTGAAAGACCACGCGATTCCATCCCAGGTAGCTTCGCCGAGCGCATGCCCAACAAAAGCACCAGAAGGAGTGTTTCCGACCAGATATATTGCGCCAACTACTGGCGACACCGGCGGGTCATTGCGCATGTCTTCGGCTACGAACTTGGCCCAGGCCATATCGCGGGATATGAAAATGTTCTCCAGGCTTCTAATAGATTCGCCACTGTCTTGCGGCAGACCGCTGGCATCCACGATCAGAAGATTGTGCTGTGTAGCCCCAGCCAGACCCTCATGATCAATCGTGCTATTCAGCGGATGCTTTTTGTTATGACTTACCTGGCCCGGCATGGAATCAGCTCCCGATGTAATAGATTATGTCCAGTTCTGAACCAGTGACCAGAGCCTTGGACAGGTCATCGATTCTTACCGAAATGGATTCGCCCGGTTCCAGTGGGAACGAATTGAACATGACAGTTCCAGCATTTGTACTCTTGGCTCTGATAGCCACGCCATCCAGTAATGCCTGAGACGGTAGTGTTCCTGGCAGTGTAACCGTTCCGCTGTAGATGGTTCCAGGAGCATCCAGCTTTTCTATACTGTTATAGATAGCTACCAGCTCTTCCAGAATGTCTTGCAGGACAGTGCTACTCGGGTTTATTCCACCGTTCATGCCAGTTATTTCAAATGTGCCCTCTACGAATTCCGTGTAGAGAATATCTTTATTCCCCATCGTTCCCTGGTAATCATTCAGTAGGTCAAGATAGGGGTTTCCCTCGGTTTCCACCGTGGTAGCAGTGATGTCCAGGTCAATCGCAGGGTTGTTTATCGCATCCAGAAGATTTTCTATCAGGCCGGATATCATGTCGCAATAGCTGTCCACGGGCACATTCCCAGGTGTCACATTCACCAGCTCATCGTTGACACCGCCACTCATGCCGTTCATCAGGAGCCCGGTACCAGTTCCAACAATGTCTATGTTGCAGACATCGCCCTTGTTCTGGTTGGTCAGATAGACCACGTTTGTAACTCCTTCGTACACGGCGGTATCAATTTCCAAAGCTGTAGCTTCGATGGCCGCTTTCAGGTTATCCCTGGTGGCTTCCAAATCGACCACCGTGGGATTTTCCACTTCGTAGGCGATTACCACATCATTCGGTTCGGAAAACACATCTTTGAACCTGAATGTGACCGCCACGCCCCAACCATCATCTATTGTCACAGTATCGCCATCGGCCAAAGCGTGCAGAATTCCAACCGAGCCGCGAGCATAGTCGCCACTGGTATAGAATTCAAAAGTGACGGGTTCATTTGAACCGTCGTCCAGCGTGATGGTATCCCCGGGTCCAACGATACTTGCGGATTGTGGAAGCTCGTTGACAACGATGGAACCGGATGCGCGTGCGCCGTTGGTCTGATTGACCATGTTCACGTTCAGTGAGCCATCAGGATTGATGATGGCCCTGTCATCGGTGTCATGGTTTTTCAATTCCACGGCTCCGATTTCAATGTCGCCAACCTCAAGCTCTGCATCTACCATCAAGCGTTCGCCATCGAAGGTGAGACCGCCGGTCTTGCCTTCCATTTCCTCCAGCAATTCCAGGAATTTCTTGTGCCAGTTAGTCATGTGTAATCCTCCTAGTCTGTTCTAACAGGATTACAGAGGCAACGCTTCAAGCTGGGTGAAATAGACCACATCGTTGTATCTAGCCATGAGCCAGACAGTGCTGTCGGTTCCAATGCCGATGCCCCTGTCACCGTTTGCCCATGTTGCAACATCCGCATTCACCGGTGTTGCTCCCGCCAGTGTTTTGTCTGGCTGGTACTTCACAGCTGCCCGAGCATCAGTATCCGTGTAGATTTCCGTATTTGTAATTGTGATCTCATCTTCACCGGTTGTCTCGATCTCAATGCCGAGTCCGCCAAGAATGTCTATGTCGGGACCTTCGTTCTCATTGATAGTGGAAACGCCACTCGCGTCCACAAAGGGCCTGGTCCCCGTAACTCCTTTGTCATTAATGATGACCACATTCTGCTCGCCTGCCGGTGCCTTGTAAGTTTTCGATTTGTTCCATCTGACCATAGTACTACCTCCATCCGTTGGATGAGATATACCGCCCCACCGTTGCCGGTGAGACGATAATACCATTGAACAGTGTATGCGCAGTATGCTATATAAAGTTTTCTACGGTAGCGTATTCTATAAAAAATCTTTTTTAGATAATTACTTACTGATACGTAAGTAATAAATAAATAAAAACTTTTTTAAAAAGATAGAAGGTAAAATTTGAAAGGTTGGGAGACCGCTTTTCTCAGTCTCCCATTCTCTGCCATTCGCTATCCGCTTATTCCTTGGGTTCTTTCTTGGCGGATTTCTTCGGCTTGTCGGGCTTGCTGCCTTTCACGACTCGCCTCGGTTTGGTTATGTAGGTTCTGTGCCAGGTTTTTGTCATTCCAATCACCTCAGTCTATTTCAGACTGCACCGCTTACGGTGCGACTCCCACATACTTTGTTGCGTTGATCTGGCCGTTGACGATGATTCTCATCCAGCCCGGCTGAATGATGACCGGCTCCGACTTCTCCCAGGTTTGGACCCAGACATCGCCTGGGCGCTTGTCCATCTTTTGAACCTCGGTTTTGATGGTCTCCTTGAAGACAACGGTTCCGAATTCATCGCCCCACTTGGCGACGATTGCAACCTGGTCATAGGCTGTGTCGGTGGAGTAGATGGGCATGCCAGCCACTTTCCCGATCAGGCCGTTCCTCATGACCTGCTCACCGAATGCCGAAGCATCGATGAACTTGTCATCCTTGAGCAACATGCCCAGGGTCAGGGGGTCAGCCATGATACCGTCACCGGTCACAAATGAAGTCCTGAGCGCGACCTTCGCGTTCACGATATCATCATAGCCGATTTCACCATCGGTGTCAGCCTCGACATATTCCCTGTCAGCGCTGTAGATGTAATCGATTGTGGATGCGCCGGGGTCAGCGGAGAACACGATGATGCCACGCCTGTAGTCCAGAACCCAGGTGACCGGGTTGGTCGTGGTAACATCCACAACCGCGATGATAGCTTCACCATCATCCGCCTCGCTGCCGTGGTCCAGGGTGAACTCGGTGTCGCCACCGGCGATTGCTTCCGCTTCCACCAGGGTGACGTTCAGCAATTCTTCCATGATCCTGCTGTCTGCTGCGATGGCCATTGCGCGTGCCAGCCTCTTCAGGGTCCACTTGATCAGGTCTTGGTCGAAGTCCATGATGGCCTGGTTGGTGATTGGGCAGCCTCCACCGTAGTAGGTGGGGGTGACATCGATTGTGTCGAATTCCGCATTGCAGATGTCCGGGATGTCTTCGTCTTCGTCAAAGCTGATGGCAGTGAGCCTGCTGTCCTCTAGCCTGAAGGTTTTCGTTCCGCTTGGTTTGTTCACCAGCTCGGTATCCTTGCCGAGTAGCTGGCCCACAACCATCAGTGGGTCCAGAAGCTCGCGGATTTCTTTCTCCAGCAGGGGTTGAATCCCGCTGGCCAAGATATCTGCGCTGGTAATGAATTCTTCGTATTTTTTCTGTTCCATTGTTCATTCCTCCTTTTATCTCTTGTCCTCACAGGCGCTTAGAGTTGTTTCCTTTTCTTTGCTTCCTGCATCAGCTTTATTGCCATTCCGAGTCCGTCACTGTGGTCCTCGGTCTTTTTCTCAGTAGGGGGGGCTTGGTCCTTCGTGGCCGCTTCTTTCTTCTCGTCTTTGGCTATTTCCTCTTTGGACTTTTCCTCCAGGGTTTCCACTTCCGGCTCGCCTTCTTTCTTTTTCTTCTCTTCTTCTTTTGGTGGCTCAGCTGGTGGTTCCGCTTTCATCTCGTCTTCTGGCTTGTCCAGCGGATTTTCCTTTTTGTCCTCAGCCGGTGGCCGCTTTTCATCCTTTGGCTTCTTGAGTTCAGCGAGTTCCGCGTGGGCCTTGGCAAGCTCCGCCTTGACCGCTTCCAGCTCCTTTTCCAGGCTGGTTGCCGCGTTCATGGAACCGACCAGGTATTCCAGATCGTATTCCAGAACTGTTGGGTTCTGGCCGGGGGTGGGGTGCATCTGCCTGCCAACAGAGGGCATTGAGAATTTCTTCTCGGTGCCGACTGGAACCAGGGACACGCCGTTTGGCCCGATCACAACATGGGACACATTCTTCCATGGAAATGATGTGATGCCTTCCAGGGCTTGCTCCTCATTCTTTTTCTCAGCCACAGCGGATGCGCTGGTGTCTGTGAAATCCACGACATCAACATCTTCCAGGCCGATTTCTTTTTCTTTGGTCATTCGAGTTCCTCCTTATTTTCTTTTTCTTTGGCTTCTTTCAATTCGATAGTTCCACGGGAAGGCGTTATGTCTTTTCCACTATTTAAGCCTTCCGCTGTGGCCTACTTTGCACTGCCTCCGTTCATAGACTGGCAGCTTCTTTTACCGTCTTTGCCCACTGTGCAAGCCGACTCAATATCGGCTGCTCTCAGGGCTGGGCTATCCGTTATGGCCTTCCCCTGGACTTCCACATGCGCCGCGTATTCCCTTCTCTCAGCTTCTCTGGGGTTGTAGTAGCTGTCGAAGTGCAGCTCAGCGGAGACGTTCTGGATCCGCTTCTGCAAAACTTCGGAGATTGCGTCCTTGTCTGTGATGAAGGATCTGTACATGAGCGCGCCTTTGCCATTTTCGTTATTGTTGGGGCAGTGCCATGCCACATCCGCGTCCCACCAAATCTCGCCCAGCATGCCGACCCTATGCTTCTCGTCTTTCTTGTGATAGAAGTTTACATAGCACAGCTTCTCGCCATCGCGCGGTACCATGCGTGCGCCTTTCAAAGCGTCATCCGTGTAATAGATTCCCTTGTGCTTTCCCCTATGGAACAGGATGCCGGTCAGTTCCAGCCATTGCGGGTTGCTGGAGGACATCTGCACGCCGTCCACCGAGTGAACTTCCACGGTTTCGGTGTAGTGATTATTTGTGAATTGCATTTCCATCTCCTGCGGCACGGCAGGGACCGTGGATACTGCTTGTTCCGCTTTTTTCTTCTGACCCGACGTGAGGGGATAGTTGGAAATCAGCGGGACCAGCATATTTTTCTTGCTGCCATCCGGGTTATACTTCAGGGCTGTTGCGACTTTGCTCTTCACGTTGTAGACGTAGAAGCCTGCTTTCTTCAGCTCGCGGGACCATTCATTTCCGTAGCCAATGGTGGCGATGAACTTTCCCTTGATGCCCTTGCATGCTTCGATGAATTCGCTCAGCTTGATCTCACCCAGGTTCATACCGCTTGTCCTTTTATCCTTGGTGTCGTAGTATGGCGGGTCCAGGTAGAAGTATGTATCGGGGCCGTCGTGCTTGCGGATGCATTCGCGGTAGTCCTCTTTGGTGATAGTGGCAACCTTCAAGCGGTCCCTGGCCTTCTGCCACTTCCTTGGATTGGCCAGTAGCGACTTTTCACCAGCGTGGGTCTTGGCGTATGACTTTCCCACTGCTCCAAAGGAGAACCGTTGCAGGTAGCAGAAGCGGTACAGGGCTTCCAGCTTGGACTGGGGCTTGGAGTCCCGCAGTCTGGTGAAGTGGCCTTCGTTGCTGACCCATGGCTTCTTGACCAGCGCGGCGATATCGGCATCGGACAGCTCTTTCACATAGCTAAGCATGGAGGAGTACATCCCTAAGTCATTGAGAACTGCGGATTCTTCCGTGGCGTCCTTGGAGAAGAACAGTGTTGCGCTTCCTGCGAATGGCTCCACGTATTTCTTGTGTGGCGTCATGTATTTCTTGAAGATGGCTGTCATCCAGTTCTTGCCGGTTGGATGGGCAAACACCCTGGCGACTGCGAAATCCTGGTCGGTGAAGTCCAGGAACATCTCAGAGTCGCTGTCTTTCGCTTCGTCCAGCAATTTCTGAAGCGTCTCGCGTATGCTGTTAGCTGTGGCAGTTGGCATTGGCTTTCCGTCCGCCGCCTTCACCTGGTTCAGCCTGGCCAGTGCGTTCCTCACATGCGGCATGTCCAGCTTTCCTTCGTAGGTGCGATATGGCAGGTGTCGAAGTGAGCGCGGCTCGGTCTTGCCATCTGCTCCCTTGGTTCCGCCAGCTTCGATCCACAGGAACGCGGAGTCCGGCAGAGAGTTAATATAGCCCATGCTCCAGAGCGCGAAGTCGCCATATCGCAGGAACAGTTCGTTCATTGCGGAATAGCCCACATCGTACAGGCTGTTAACTGTGGCGTGATCCAGGCGGGACCAGTCTTTCAGCAGTGTGCTGCATGCTTTCACATCTCTCCTCAGTTCTCCCTTGCTCTTGCCAAGCGTGGAATAGTTCCTGATGTATTGCCGATTGAATTTCCTCATCTTTGCTCACCGTCCATGTTCATGCTGACTGGCGAAACGGGGCTGATATCCTGCAAGTCGCGCAGGCCCAGGGCTTTTCTGACCGCACGCCTTACCTCTGGATCGTCTTTGTCCACTAGGCCGACGGTATCCTTCCCCAGGCGCTGTATGGCCATGACGAATTCCTTCTTGGCCTTGTGGGACAGCACACCGTATTCTGTTCTGAGGCCGGAGAAGTCCAGCTTGGCCTGATCCGCGGTGGACCAGTAGCGGCTGTTGTTCTCCAGGACGGTCTTTGCGATCTGGTGCGGCCTCATTTTCCTCTGGAAACCGCGGAAGCTGTACTCAAAGAAGTCCAGCAGCCCTTCGAGGGTGGCCTTGCCGCCTTCGTTTTCTCCTGTCTGGAGCAGTAGGGCCAGGGGAATCCTGAGCACCGCAGCTTGCAATTTCGTGCTGTACATGACTTCCTCGACCAGCTTCATTGCGGCTTCCGGGGGTTTCTTCCAGCCCACTTCGAACTCCGCTTTGGAATATGTAACCCAGTCCTGGGCTGGGTCCGCGATGTCCACGGCCAGCATTTCCGCGCGTTTCTTCATCTCCGCGGTGGGCCTGTAGAACTGGGAGCCGTAACCGATGAGAGGCTTGGGGTACGCGGCATCGATAGATGTCTGGACGCGACCCTGCTCCAGGTTTTCCTTGATCTCGCTGTCCCGGTATGCCGCTTCCACCATGCCATAGCCAAGCTGTGTGTGGTTGGGCTGGATGTACGGCAGGTACGCCATGTCGAATGGGAACATGTAATCCACAAAGCGGCCATACGAAAGGATTCTGCGCATGCCGATGGGCCTTCCGATGTTGTTCAAGATGACCTGCTTGGGGTACGAGCCTCTTTTCTTGTTCCAGGTGCCACCGTACATGCCGTACTTCAGGAAGCCAGCGTCATCATTGTACAATTGCTTGCCGTCCAGGGTGAGGAATTCCACAATCTTGCCCCTCTTGTCCTTGATATATTCGCAGCCCCAGCCGCCAAAGGTGCAGAAATGGATGGGCAGCTTCTCCAGCATTTCCGGCTTGAGGCTGGTGTAGCGGAATATGTCATCTATCTGGCCCTGGGTGAATTCATCATTGACCAGCACGCGGAAGTCCGCGTCCTCTATGAGGCTCTGCCAGATCATGGTGCCCGCGAACAGGACTGGCTCCGAGGCCATCATGTTCTCCAGCAGTGTTGGGTCCTTCCGGTCTATGTCCAGTAGTGACTTGGGATCTTGCGGTTCATTGGATGCCTTGGCCTTCCCAGCCGAGGGGTCCAGTTGCTCGTATTCTTCTACTTTTGAGAATGGGTTTCTGATTTCGAATTTCATATCTTTCACTTCCTCTTTCCTTTCTATCTTTTAAAGACTGGTCAATATCCAAAGCGACTGTTGCGGCCGGGGCGTGGCTTGGCGACCCTGGGCTTCTTCAGGCTGGTGACCGGCCTGAGCCTCCGAATGACTTCGGGCTTGGTCCTGCGCACTTCATCGCTTTCCTGTTCCGCGTCCGTAGCAGGTGGTATATTATCATTTCCTATATAATAAAGTTCCGCTACTGCGGCCCAGGCGAGAGCGAAGGAGTCCGCGTAGTCATCGTTGCGGCCACTGGGTGCTTCCACTTTCAGCTTATCGCCCAGGTATTTTGTTCTGAGATCTGTCATCTGCTCCTCGAATTTAAAGCGGGTCGGCTCCAGAACGTCCGGGTATGTGAAGGCTCTGTTGACGATTGCTTCCCTGACGATCTGCCACATCCAGGCTTGGCGGACTGGCTCCATCGGATAGCGGGCTATCGGCAGGTTGGTGGGCAGCATGTCGGCGATGCCATGACCGATGCCGTGCAGCGTGTCTATATTCATCAGCTGGAGGCCGGGGAAGTTGCTGAGGATCTGCGTGACATCCTTCGCCTGCACTTTGGTATCGTCTCCCTGCCACTCCGCCCACATGCAGACGTGAGGTTTCAGGCCGTGCTGAGGCGCCTGCACAATTGTAAGCACCGTACTGTCGGTAATTCTGGCCGTGTCCAGGCCCGCGACTACTGGTAGGGCGGTCTGATACACCGGTTCGCCGTATCGCATCTCCGCCAGCTCCTCCAGGGTGCAGAAGTTAATGACATTGGTGGACCATTCCAGCTCATACTGTGTCTTGAAATAGTCCGAGGTCTGGCCGTGGCGCCTCATCTCTTTCTGGACGAAAGCTTCATAGGGCTTGCTGTACCGGGCGCATTCTCTCCAGTCCGCACGGTGATTGTGCTGGCCGCGCCTGCTGGTCAGCTTGTAGAAATAGCCACTGTGGTCTGGGGTCGGTGTGCCGATCAGGATACGGGTGCCATTGGTGGATGCGCACATCGGGTAGATAGAGTTAAGTATGCGCGTGTCCTCTATGTTCTGGGCTTCTTCCAGGATGGCCAGGTCCAGGGTGTACCGCTCAATCGAAGCATTTTTAGATGCCGACTCGCAGTGACACCGGCTTCCATTCGTTAACCTGACCTCGCTCTTGTTACTGAGGACGACGCTAACCCCCAGGTAGTCCTGGAGAAAGCCCGTGTCGATGAACTGCTTGTACATATCGAAGGCGTAATCCGCCTGCTCCTTCTTGGGGCCGAAGATGCCCACGCGCATTGGGGCTTTCAGCATGGGCTCATAGATTGAGGACAGGGCGGAGATGAAGAAATTGGTTGCGCCACTGATGCTGGTCGTCTTTCCCGACTGACGGCTGAACATAGCCGAGATTTCCAGGCCGCGCTTGTTGATGAGCGACTCCACGATGTCCCAGGCCACCTTCATCTGGTAGTCCCGAAGGTCCAGGGGTGTCTTCCAGCCGCCGTATGTGGTTGCCGCGAGGATGAAATCGTGCAGCGTGTCCGGTGTCAGCTCCCCGGCCTTGAGCATGAACGCAGGCTGGCCCGTGGAGGCGGTGTCCAGCAATTCCGGCTGGGCTACTTTAATCTTTCGCAAG